CAGGCAGCAGATATTGTTCACCTGCGTCACCTTTGGCGCATCATATTCATCCACGCTCCTGTACCATGCGTATTGATGCACGCGTCCGTCGTCAATCAGACTACTCGTCACATTCTCATTGATGCTATGCGCCTCCTCGAAGCCGATAGTGTCCTGCATGCCTCTCGAAGCCGTTCCGCCAGTCGTGCGCGTGTTGTTGTGCTGACCGGCGCCACACTGTTCCTGCATGTCTCGGCGGCCATACTTGGCGTAGGAAAGGTTCGCTATACGGAAGTGCATCAGCGCGTCAATCTGCTGCATGCCTCTCTGCACACTGTAGTAGTGGAAGTCCGTCCACGTCATGCTCGCCGTGGTACTACCGCCAGTAATGCACGCGCGCAGTTTATTTCCGACAACGGAACTGCCGACCACAGCGCACAGGTGCTCGTCGCTGGCAAACCATTCTGGCTCCATGTCCTCTATCTTCATACTATTGCTCAGCACCACCTTGTCAAACTCTGCCGAGTTCAGTATCGAGAAGTGTAAAGCCGTAGCCCCATCGGGGACGTCAGACACCAGATACATTCCTGCCTCGAATCGATTGCCGAGCGTTGGGACGATGATATTCTTTACCACCTTACCCGCGTCATCCGTGAAAGCACTGCCCACTAGGCTCGTACCGGGCACACTCGGCCAACGTACCCGCTTGTGTTTTGAAACGTCCACCATACACACCGAGTACGAGCTATCCGTGCTATACGCCTCCTTCAGCGTCTCGCGGCCCGTCATCACCTTCTTGCCGTTAATATAGCCGCCAGGCAACGCCTTGATGTCATCCAGTGTCAAGACATCCACGACGGGTAACGACGGCATGTGATCCTTGTCATTCGAGCTGTAGCAACTGTAATTCTTGCTATTCAGAAAATCGTTAATGCCTTTGCACCAGAAGAAATTCTCCAGCATCATCCAGTCTCCCTCGGAGCCATCAAGCTTCGCAGCGCTGCCGTCCGCATATTTGGAACTGTCAGCATCATCTAACGGGAAATACGTCATCTCGCCGTCCAGATTATTCATGACCGTTTCCACACCCGCCATGTTCACCTTTCGGGTCGTGGCTTTCTTTGTCACCTTCGCCAGCACTCTGTGGCGGTTCTTCAGTATAGCAGCCACATGGCCGCTTGGCTTGTAGTCGTTGCCGTACTTATAGCCCGTGCCATTATCCAAGTTCGAGAGATTTGCATCGTCTGCCACGCTCTCGTCGCTCTCCAGCATTGTATATTCAGGCTGCTCAATGTTCAACTCAGGGTAGTGCTCGATGTATGCAGCATAGGTCTCATCATCAACGTAACGGGTCAGCCGGTATGTGCCTACCAGTCGGCAGCTCTCCACATTGCCGCCATTCTCGTCCACACCGCCCGTCTGCATCAGTGAGGCCAGCAGGCTGCCGTCTCCTTCCATGTCGATGCCGGTCACACGCAGATACTTCACGTTTCCGCACCTTGCGTGCAGCGTCTGCCAGTCCACACCAGGGCAATTGTCAACCACAAGTCTGTTGATGTTGCTTGTGCCCTCCAGCGTCAGACCGCCGGTCGTCAGTTTGCTCAGGTAGCGTAGTTCCAGTGTCTGCAACGTTGCCGGGAGCGTTACGCTCGTCAGCGGAGCACCCTGTGCGAAGTTCACGCCGGTCAGGGCTGTCTTGCCTGCCTTCAGTGTCTCCAGCTTCGTGTTGTTGCTCAAGTCTATGCCAGTGAAGCTGCCTGACTTCAAGCCGGTCATATTCAGGGTACGCAAGTTTCGGCAGCCGTTCACCAGCAATGCGTTCAGCGTTGTCTGTGTCTGGCCGCAGCTCACGTCAAGCGTCCTCAGGGCTGAACAGTTGTTCAAGTTCAGAGTCTGGAGTATGGCATGGCTCACGTCCGTCAAGTCAAGTCCCATGATGCGGCTCGCACCGTAGATGTATTGCGGGTCATTCACGATGAGGTCCGTGTCAAGCGTCAGTTCCACCTGACTTCCCGTGTCCTCCGCAAGCACTGCGCTTTCGTGCGGAGTACCGCTCGTGTAGCCATACCCGAAGAAATACCGCTCGCTCGCCGTGATTCTTATCTTCCGGTTGTCACTTCCGAACTTATAGCCGAAGTAGGCTGCGAAACTGTCCTTTCTGTATGTGCCGCATACATACTGGCTGTCCAGCAATGCAAACTGGTTCTGGATGGTATAGGTGCGGTGCGCATATCGGCTGCCCTGGAGTGCATAGAGATAGTCATAGTAACTCGTAGTGCCGTCTGCCGTCGTCACACCCTCCGTCAGCGGTTTGATGTACTTGTAGATGCCGTCCTTGTTGTAGATGCGCTCACACCAGTTGCCCATCATCTCCTCATTGAACACCTTCAGCACATACTCCAGCGACATCGTGCTTCGCAGCTTGTCTGCCACCTCCCTCAGTTTGTCCGGGCAGCCTCTCACAAGTTCCCACAATACGGAGTCGTGTCCTGCAAACGCATACGAGCCGATGCTCTCGTCCATCGTCTCCCACGTTATCGTGTAGTCGTATTTCAGAACAGAGTCGTTGCGCTCACCGAACACCGTGTCCATGTCGTATGGGATGAAATACCATATCTTGCCGTCCCACGTCACGAGCATCATGTTCTTCGCACGGTTGTCCACAGCCATGAAGTAGTCCGTTATCAGATACCATGCAAATGGCGAGTCGTTGCCGAAGTATTCCGCATATTCGTTCAGGAATTTCGTCGGGTTGCCCTTGCACGAGTATATCCACTCCCAAAGGCGCTTCACTGCCGCCTTGTCGTCCTCATGCGCCGTCGCCCATGTGTCGTCGGCCTTGAAGCGGAACTCCAGAGCGTCGTCAAACGTATCCATGTTGCTCGTACCGAACAGACATAATGTCTCCGAGTTGTTCAGGAACTCCAGGCAGATACACTTGTTGCGCCCGCCCTTCAGTGCAGCCTCGTCATTGAAGCCCTCGATACCCTCAAAGCCGTAGATGATGCCGCTGCCGCTCTTCTCGTTGTTGAAGTTGTACTTGCCGAGATACACGTTCTCACCCGTGCCGTTGTTGTCGTAGAACAAATCTATCGGGAAACCGTCCACGCCGATTCTCACGTCATAGTTGCCCTTGTAGGCCATTTGTGGCGGAGTCAGCCAGCCGCATCTCTTCCAGATGTCGTTCACGATTCTCACCGCACCCGTATTATGCGTAGATGAAGAATCCGAGAAGTCCGCCTTCAGACAGAATATGTCTATCGGTCTTGCACCTGGTTTGAACGAATATTTGAAGTCCGCTACCTCCACACCGTTCACATACAGCTTAGTGCCGTACTTCGTCGAGCGGCTGAAGTAGATGCGGTAGTTCTTTCTCGGGTAGGTCGTCGATGAGGTGCCTTGTATCCTCAGTCCGCACTGGTAGATGATGAAGTCATACTCCTTACCGTAGGCAGAGTAGAAGTAGATGTCCACCGGAACCTCAAACTTCTTGTTGTTCGTCTGGTTCACAAGGTTCACGTCACCCACGATCCTCATCACGCTCTTGCCCATCGCACGCAGTTTGTCTATATCGACATCAGTGCCCTCGTCGTCCATCACCTGGTTCTTCTCGAACAGCACCACCATCTCGTCGCTCGTCGGGCGGTCCACCATGTAGTTCGCCAGTTCCTCATCATCGTCCAAGGCACGGTTATACACGCGCAGGTTCCGCACCTCCACGTCCGCGCTCTCGCTCGTGATCCTGATGTTCGTCGGTTCTGCCTGGAGCAGCGAGTCCGTCGAGGCATACTGCTTCGCGCCGCATAGGATGCCGTTCACATACAGCATCATCAGTCGGTTGCCCTTCTTCTCCTGCACCACGAAGACTATCTTCAGGGTCAGACCGCTTGCAAACTTAGTGCCTACTTCCGAACCTGTGCCCGTCCGCATCAGAGCCTCCTGCGTCGTCAGTCTGAAACCCACGCCGCCGGTCATGCAGTCCACAACCGTACCTTTGCGGTCGGTCACGTTCGTGCATGTCAGCTCCATCTCGTAGGTTGCGCCCGTGGTGGTCGCGTCGTTGCCGAAAGGCTTGTACCCGATTTCTACATTCGCGCCGTTCGTCAGTTTCAGCGCGTCGCCCGTCCAGCCGTTGCTCTGCCAGTCAAAACCTTCAAACACCGTTTGAACGTCGTTATAACGCCATTCAGCAGGCTCGCTCTCGGCATTGCTTCTGCCGGCTGCCGTCAGTTTCAGCACAAGTCCGGCAGTCGCCTCGCTCAGGTCAATGCCGCTCTCCGTCACCTTCACGTTCAGCTTGTATTCCGTTGTGCCGCACTTCAGCACCATCGCCACGTCGCCCTGCTCCAGGAAACGATTTGTATATACCTGCGTCGTCCTCGGAACGCTCACCGTCTGCGTCCGTATGCCATCTCTCCACACACCCACGGTCGCCGGGGTCATTGTCGGGTCATACGCCACAAAGTCAAATCCCACCTGCTCATACTGATCGGTTTCAATAGTCGGGGTCAGATGGTCGTCCACAAAAATGCGTCCGTCACCGAAGGTCAGCTTCGTGCCGATATATGGGGCGTTCTGTCCAGCCTTTAGAATGTCAAAGTAGATGCTCTCACTCTTCAGCGTCAGCTCCGCGCTCGCCTCCATCTCGGCGACGATCTGCACCGTATGTCGTCCGATGCTCACTCCCGACATCGACAAGGAGAAACTGCCGTTCGTCGTACCGCTTCTTTTCACCGTCTGCGAGTCCCACTGGTGTCCGTCCAGATACAGCGTCACGGTTTTGTCTCCGCTTCCGCTTACCGCGAAGGGGATGCTCACCGCCTCACTCACGCCGTAGCCGCCCTTGGCGACACACTCGGCTATGTTGAAGCTACTGCTCAGCGCAAGGGTCACAGCCTTCACGCTCACATAGCTCTGCCTCGTCTGTGTCTTGCCGGTGGTCGGGTCGGTTGTGGTAGCCCTCACATAGATGTCTGTCGTGCCGAGCAGCAGGTATTTCGTCAGATCCAGGGTATAGGTTCCCTTGCTCACATCATGCTGCGTGTCTGCATACATCACGGTCGCGCCCCTCTTCATCTCAATGCTGACTGTTGCCTTCTGGCCCGTGGATGTGCCTTTCTCGTCACCGCTGCTGTACTGGTGGTCATACGTCCATGTCAGCATCGCGCTGTCGCCTTCCTTGATGATGGTCTTGCTGACGGCTGCATCCAGCACGATTTTCGTGGTCGAAGCGTCACCGCCTCCACCGCCGCTTCCTGCCGGAATATCCGCAGACGCTATCTCCGCACCGCTCTTGTTGGTCAGTGCCAGGCGCACGCTGCTGCCGTCGTCACTCAGTTCGGCGTTCATGCCCAAGACGGTGCTCGCCTCTATCTCCATCAGCTTCGCCGCCACCGCCGCGTTCTGCACCGGGTTCGTCGAACTTGCGTTCAGGCTCTCGTCCACCTCAGTCTCGCTGATGGTGATGGCAACGTTGCCGTCCTCGCCAGGCTCCAGCTTCTTGCCGTTCAGCGTCACACTCTTCACCGTGCCGTCGCCGCCAAAGTCCTCCCAGCTCGCCGCCTGCTCCCAGCTCTCGATGTTCGTGCCCTTGAACTGCTTCGTCTCCCATTTGCCATTGGACGATTCGAATGTGACGCACCGTCCCTTCGCTCGCTGCTTCGCCGCCACGGCCTTGATGGCCGTCTCCAAGGTATAGAAGCCGCTCTCCAATGGTATCTCTGTTGTCACGTTGTAGGTATTGCCGCCGCCATGGCCGCCCGTCTCTACCAAGGTATCCTCCTCCGAGCTCCACACATAGGGCACGTCCTCCAGCAGATACACCTTGTCCTTCAGTATCTCCGTTCGGTCGGCGTTCATGAACAAGTCGGCGCCGCCCCAGTTGTTGACATAGTTTGCTCCGTTTTTTCCGACGAAAGATTTGCGCGACATGTCAAAGTACACGCCGTCAACCGTCACCACGGACATCTGCGCCAGCGTCACGTTATCCACGAAACCATCAAACCGTGCCGTGACGCCATTCTTTGCATGGGTGGCCAGTTCGTGATAGCCTGCCTCCACCGCCTCGGCACGCTCCGCCGCAGCATCCGCCGCCTCGGCGGACTTTTCTGCCTTGCCCGCAGCTTCCGTGGCGAGTTCTGCGGCTGACTGGGCAGAGGATGTGGCCGCCTCGGCCTTCGCGGCTGCATCCGTAGCCTTCTGTGCGGCTGCATCCGTCTTCGCCTTTGCCTCCTGGGTGGCCGCCTCGGCTCTTCCCACGGCGTCTTTCACTGCACTGTCGGCCTTGGCGATGGCATCCTGCATGGACACCTCCGCCTTATTCATGGCATCCTTCACCGCAGTCTCGGCAGCCGCAGCGGCATCTTGCGCGGGCTTCGAAAGCAGGCTTACCGGTGCGGACACTAGCTCCTTGCCGCGAAGCGCAGGAAGGCTTTGTAGGCCGTCAAGGGTATCCACGGGCTGCAACTCGCCCACATCCTGAGATTCAGCCTGGAGCTCCTGGAGCACCGCGGCCTTCAATTCGTTTTTCTCCTCGTTTGTCATGTCATTTGTTTTTCGTTATTACTCCTCCAGTGCCTTGGCATACACTCCAGCCCCGTCGGCGGTCGCCGCCAGTTCGAAGTCGGACGTGTTCAGAACCAGCCAGGAACAGACCTTCGCCTGCTGAAGCCGGAAAGCTTTCAGACGAGCACGGCAAAAATGCCCGCCCAGATGTACGCTCATGATGCGGCGCCCACGATAATAAAGGTGCGAATAAGCATCTTCATTACCAGGCAGCACCACATTAGTGGCCTCTTCGCTCACGTTGATGATGTCACACTCCACCCCGTCCACTTCCTCGTACACTGGTAACACAAGGCCACCGCGCGCACGCTCCGGGTCGGACACCATAATGTTCATCCCAGTGTTTACTGACGGCCACTGCGTCTGCGCAGCACCCATGTTCACATACGGAGCGCCAATGGCCCCTTTGAATTTACCGCTGGTGGCAAATACTTCACCCTTGATCTTGCAATCATTGGCCTCCATATTGCCTTTTTTGTCGATTTTGAAGTTTTTGTTAATGGTCGTATAACCCTCCAGTTGTATGTTGTCCGACACTAGCATGATTCGCGTCTTGCCATCTGGGCAAGACACCTCTGTTCCAATCAGGGCAAACTTTCCGTCACTGCCCTGCGAATAGATTCCTACACCCGTGGGCTTCACCATAATGCCGCTACCCTCCAGAACATTGCCGTCCTTGTCGAAGTTCTGCGCGGCGATGTTGATCAGCTTCTCGCTCTGCTCGAAAAGCGTGCGATACTTGTAGGCTAGACTATCCACCTTGTCTGTGCTCAGAACGAGCATATACAGATAGATCTCGCCAGTGAACGACAACTTGAAGTCACCCGTCCCGTTCCAGAGTCCCTCGCAGGTGAATTGCTGGTAGCCGTCCGTCACATCGAGATTCTGCTCTACGTTGAAAGAATCGTATTCGGCAAACCCAGCCTTGTCCACCCCGTCAAACCCAACAGAAAGTATCCCCGCCTCGGCTACGCGATAGAAAAATCCTAGATAGACGGGCTGGGGGTCCTTCTGGCCGTCACCACCCGTTGGCATATCGGGCTTCTTGGCGAAGCACTTGTTCTTCTGGCAGATATACTTGTTCTTGATATGAACCACGGTTCTCCCCATATCCGTCGTCACGCGCACCCCGTCTCCGCGCTTTGACAACAAGCCTCCGTTAGCCCAGACCCACCTCTTGCCTACTAGGAAAAACACCGCCTCGTTTTGCGTCCACCAGTTATCCAAGCCATCGTTGAAAGAAGGATTACTCAGATATCCCTGGTCTGGCATAAGGTCCCGGCGCACACCCTCCACCGCACTCTCTATCTTCCCCTCAGTCGCCTCGAAGCGTGTCTTCACGTCCTCGCCCGTCTCCAGCAGGAACGTGCCTTTCAAGAAGGCGTTGTCGCAATACAGTCCGTTGCCACGAGGCTGCTTCGCCGAGGGAAACCAGCTGTCTATGATTCCATCCAGATTGCCCAGACGCGCCCGCAGAGCTCCGGAGAAGTTTTTGGCCTTCACGCCACCCAACACGTCAATGCGGGGCATGCCGTCCTCGGTGGCTGCGATGAGTGCCAGGTTCTGACGCTTCTGGTTCACCGTATTGCCCATCAGTACGCACTCGTCACCTACCTCTGGAACAGACGAGGCGAACTCGCTCTTCGCAACGATCACGGTATCTCCCGTGGCGCTGCTCACCTCCACCCAGTAGCTTTTCAAACCGCCACCCGTGAAGGTCTGACAGCGCATCAAGTCGTGGGCTGCGAAGGTGTTCTCCTGCTCAAAGCTGATGACATAATCCTCGCCTACCTCTTCCACCGCCTTGATTTTTCCATTGGCAGCGCTCACGCAGATTTGGCCTCCAACACTGCGCACCTTGTTGATCAGGAGCTCGAAGACGGACATCGTCTGCCGAACTGTCAGTCTGTCCAATGTCAGGCACGATAGTCCTCCGTCAATCCACAGCTTATGTCCGGACCCCTCAAAGCCGTCCACGAAATCCGGGCTGGCCATGAATCCGCGCAGGATCAAAGACTCAAAAGTGACACCGTCCCCCGTGCGCACGGGCTGGTCCATATAGTTGCCGAACTCATGGCGTGCCCACTGCGCCGCGTTATCCGCCTCCTTCGCATGGTCTGCCTCGATGGCGTGGGCGGCCTCGTCGGAAGAAACGGCATGATCGCTTTCCTTCGCATGCCTTGCCTCCATGGCCAGGTCAGCCACGTCAGCCCTTGCAGCGTGGGCGGCCTCTTTCACGCCCGTACCCCAGGAACCACCGGAAGTAGCCTGTCCGTCCCGTGGCTTCTTGATAATCTTCACGTCTATCATTGCTCAATCTCCTTTAGTGTCATTTCTGCAGATCCGTCCTCCAGGTTACGGCTCATGGCTTGCACGAAGAAGGTCTTGTTCATCGCAGGATGGCGGTAGTGTGCGAACAGGCTCACGACACCACCGTCCGTATCCGTCAGGCGCTGCGTCATCACCACCCTCGGAGCGTGCCACTCCTTATAGTAATCATCCACATATAGCTGCTCGGGCTTCGCGCTCTCACCCCTCGCATGGTCATACACAGTCGATAGTCCCTCGCCCGTCACCGTGTTCAACGGCGTGCTCATCTTCACGCTGTCTGTCACGCCAAGCCGTCGGCACTCCGCTGCCGTCAGCGACGAGTTCAGCCGCATCTCCACCTCTTTCACGTTCACGAAACTCTCCTTCGTGTCGCTCATGTAGATAAGGTCGTTGTCTCCGCCATTGTTCACCATTCCGTTGTCGCTGTATATCTTCACCTCGAATGCCTCCACCATGATACTGCTAACATGTGCCAACAACGGTATTGCCGTGCTGGTCCATTTCGTATGACGGAACCATGTCCGGTGCCGTCGTGTCACCACATCCCACAACGTATTGACCGGACCTAGTATCATGAAGCGCACCTGTCCGCTCACGCCGTCCGCCTTCCTCACAGGGATGGCTATGCCTTCTGCGTCGATTCCAAGTCTATAACTCACATTGTTCTGCAAGTCAAACTTAGAACCTACTATTTTGTCGCCAATCTTCGGGTCAAAGCCAATCGTGAAGCATTGCTGGTAGTACTCATCCTCGTCCGCACACTGCTCCAGCGTCTTGTATTTGCGCCACTCGAAGTCCGTAACCTGACCCTGCGTGCCCTTCTCCACCACACACTTGTCACCGACAATCAGCATGCACGCCAACACTGCCACCTTCGACACATGGTCCTCGCCGTCACCGATGGCGCTGTACTTGAATTCGCAGAGCTGCGGTCCACCGTCGGTAAAGGGAACCAGGCCGTGTGCAGTCGCCTGGTCCCATATCGGCTCATCCCCAGGCTGCACGGCCTTCCACCACCGCTGCGTGTAGTAGCGTCCGTCACCGTTATTGCGGCTTGGAACCGTCGCACCCTTCCATTGGTTGATGCCGTCGTAAATCGGACTGTGAATGCTCCCCGGAGACGGCTTGTAGGTACGAATCGCCTCATACGTGTCGGTCAGCCCCATTACGGGATTCAGGACCAGGCTTCCGCTTAGAACGATATAATTTGTCGTCTCCTCGTCGGAAGGGGAAAACACGCCGCCGCTCAGCTGCCCGCTATAGACCGCCATCGGCATGCCAGCCTTCAGCGAGGCTGCGTTCGGGTAAGCACGCTCCTCCCCATCTTCGCAGTTGCCATTGACGCTTACCACCAGATAGTTCGTCATAGCGATTTTCGCAGTTGGTGAGTTGTCTTTGCCATCCGTCTTCCGCTCTTCCTTGCCAAAGGAGAGCAGGGCGGCACCAGGAGCCTTCGCCAGTGCGTTGGGCAAATCCTGTTGGTTGCGTCCGTCGCTGCAATACGCTGCCCACAGATCAGCGACACCGCCTTTGCCACCTGGAAAGACCCACCCGCTGTTCTGCTTCACCTGCACATACCAATCAGTCACGCAGCCGCCCGCATACGTCGTGGACCGGTCGTGCGTCATCGCATCAAACGCCTCGATGGCCGACTTGCCGGAACCGTCACTGCTATACTCCGTCATATACTTCTGCCTGTTACTGTACGGGCTAGACAACAGGTCTTCGTCAAGCGGGCTCTCTATCAGGCGCTCCATACGCTCCACACGGCATGTCAGCATGATTTTGTTGTACACCTCGCCGACGGATATTGTCGTACCCGTGTCAGTTACCATACCCGTCACGATATCCGTTGTCTGCCGATCCGTTGTCAACTCCGCACCTGTCAGCAGGTCGCACCAATGGATATGTCCGTTGTCCTTCACGCTTTGCCAAGAGAACAAGTAGAACACGAGCCCATCCTGCACGATATGGAGGTTCAGGTATCTCAGCATCTCCTCCAGCACCTCATCCTGCTGCCACACGTCGTCCTCCTCGCTGCCCAGAAATAGCAGTTCGTTCACCGATAATTGGCTGAATATAGCATAACGGTTGGCCGTGGTGCCGTCCACCGCCTTGCTCCCGTCGTACAGGTAGAGCGTGGCATGGTTGCCAACAATGTCAAGTCCAGCCGCCACGCCGCCCACTATCTCTTTCAGCAGCGCGAGAAACGTGCGTTGTTCCGCTGACGCCTTCACCACATTGTACAACACGCCAAGCGAGCCCACGTCACGGTATCTGGCGTAACGCAGGGCAGTCAGCGCATCGATGCAGCTCAGCTCGATCTCGTCATATTCCTCATTGTACCCTTGCGAATAGCTCTGCGGCTCGACGTATCCTGCGAAGAGGCATTTCCCCTCCCGGTAGATATTCACTACGGCATCACGGCAGGAGGCACAGAAGAGCTCGGGCATGAAGTTCCTTACCAGCAGCCTTACCGTCGCCTGCTGGCAGAGCAAATGGTCAAACGTGTCGTTCACCTGGCTTGTCAGGTCCACTGGATTGTCTGTGAACGATAGCTCCCCGTTTTTCTCGCCGATAATGGTTTCCTTTGACTTGTCGGCTCGCGTCAGGATATGCACCTCGATGCGCTCCTCCTGCTCATTATAGAAATGTCCGTGCAGATACATGTCCCTATATTTTGATATTCGTTCCTTTTCTATTGATTCGGGTCTCGTTGGCAAGCACTGCCACGAGGTCCCTGCCTTTCACCCTGAGCTCATATATGCCACCACCGCCACTACCGTCGTTGCCTATCAGCGACTTTAATTTGTTCAGTGGCGCGATCACCTCCGGATTACTTTTCGCTCCGGCGTACTCGCCCATCAGTGCCAGGGTCGGTCCATACACAATACCACCATTGGCGAATGGCGTCACGGCCACCGAGGCCACCAGACCCTGCATCATACTGATGAAGCCAGCCGCGATGCCCGCTCCGGCAAACGGGATATAGGCGTGCGCCGCCATGAACTTTGACGCGGCCAGCTCACGGAACGCCATGGCCTCTGCTTTTACAGCAGCTATCGTCGCCATCGAAGCGACTACTTCCTCCGCTCCTGCCGAGACCTTTGCCGTTGCCGCAGAGGCGGCGGTAGCACCGCTTGCCGCCACCACGGTGTTGGAGGTGGCAGTCACGGCGGTCAGTGCTTGGATGATTGAGACGACACCCTTGATGCCATCATAAATCTGAAGCGCCGCATCGACAACCCCGGTGATCGTGAGCCAGGCGTCACGGTTGCCGCGCAAAGCGTCGGTGAGCGCCGTGACGCCACCGCCAACTCCCTTCATCGTGTGCCACGAATCGGTCAGCGTGATGTTGCTTTTACGGATGCGCCGCTCGTACTCCTCGTAGGTTCCAATAAGCTTCGCTATGGCAGCACGTTGTGCCTCGTCGATGGGGTTCTGGGCGTCAGAGAGCATGTCCCGCAACTCTTTAACTCTCTTCTTAACACCGTCAATCCCGATTGCTTTCAGCTCCAGCATCAACGGCTTCCCCTCCATGGCGTCGAGTTTCGACACTTCCTGTTCCATTTCGGGAATGCGGGTCAGCCGTTTCAAGGCTTCGCGCTTCTTCTCCAACTCCAGCACCGTGCGCTGGATGCCGTCTATCTCCGATGCGCTGGCTTTTTTCTGCTTTGCCTGATAATAACTGACGGCATCGTCCAGCGACTCCATGGTGTTCAGGCGCGAGATATCCTCGGGTACCTTCAGCTCATCAAGTGTCTCATCCCACTTTTTCTTCAGCTCGTCCAAGGCGTTGATCTGCTTCTGGATCTCCACGCGCTCCGTCGCAGTGGCGGTTTTCAGCAGCTCGGCATAATGCTGCAACTCGCCTTCGAGTTGTCGATAGGTTCGGATCTTCTCAATAGGGATGCTGACGTGGGTGTTGAGCTCAAACGCAGTCTTCAACTCTTCAAGAGCGTCAATCTGCTTCTGAATCTCCACGCGCTCCGTTGCGGTGGCAGTCTTCAACAGACTGGCATAATGCTGCAGCTCGCCTTCGAGTTGCTGGTAGTTCTGTATCTTCTCGATAGGAATACCGACGTGCGCATTGCGTTCCAACGCCGTTTTAAGGTCGTTCAAACGCTGTATCTCCATACCAATCGCCGCAAGCTCACTGGCAGACGCTCTCTCACGGAGCCCCTGCTGGTAGGACAACTCTGCGTCAATGTCCTTCAAGGTTCTCAGCTCTACGGGGCGGCTGGCCGCCTCCTGCAAGTGCGTGATGGCATCCTGCTGCTTTCGAAGGGCAGTGATTTTCCTTGAATATAGCGCAATGGCCGCGGCGTCTGTTCCATTAGCGGTTTCCAGCTTGTTCTGGTAATACTGTATGTTGTTACCAATCTCTTTGTAACTCCGAGCGTTTGCAATGAGGTTTTTGCCGCTGAATCTATCCTTGGCCCCCGTCTTGCCATCGCCGCTTCCACTATCAGTAGTCGGGGCGTTCAGTTTCTTGTTTCTGGCCAAGGCTGCCTTTGCATTCTTGGCCTTGGCCTTGGTATTCGCATCTGTTGCCTTGGTATTCGCATCCAGTTCTGCCGTCTCTTGAGCGACACCATTATCCTTGATGCCAAAAAATGTCTTCACCCACTCCCAGGCCTTCTTGATTACCGCGCTTGCCTTCTCGAATGCCTTGACGAGATAATCCCACACGGCACCGGCCAATTTCTTCACGCTGGACCAGAGAGCGTCGCAGTTCTTCCGGAAACGCTCATTGTTTTTGTATGCGGCCACCAGCATGCCCACCAGCGCCGACACTGCCATCACGACGACACCGATGGGGTTGGCGCTGAGGACCAGGTTAAGAGCGACCTGTGCGGCTTTCCAAATACTAGACGCGACTGCCACTGCTTTTGAGGCGGCCGCCTGCGCGAGCGTGGCCACCTTCATGGCTTTCAGCCCGGCCACCATACTCTTGACCCCGTGGCTGAGCTGCACAATCCCCATCAGTGCGACACCACTATTGGCTATCCATTCCACATACGGGCCGGAACTGCTGGCCAGGGCGCCGGCCCAGTCCATCAGGGCGTGCATCTGGTTGGCAAGAACCATCCGCAGGCTCTCCCCGGTCGATGACATGTTGTCAAAGGCCTCGTCCATCTCGCCAGCCGAGTCCGCCATCGCACCGATGTTCTGCGAGAACTTCTCTTTTTGTTCACCTGTCAGCGAGCCAAGCAGGCGCATGGCCTCGGCGCTTCCGAAGAGCTGGCCGTAGATGGTCTGGCTGAGTTGTCCGGTCTTGGCGGCATATTCCTGGATACTCGCGTCGAGACCCAACAGAAAGTTCTCCAGGCCGCCGGCGGCCTGGATGCTCGCTGCATTAAAACCGATACCCATCTCGTTGGCGGCCTTGGTCGCCTCGGCAGATGGCTTGATAAGGGAATTGAGCACCGCCGCCAGCTGGGTGGAGACTTCCGCAGTGTTACCAGTCACACCTGTCGTGGTGGCGAACACCGCCATCAACTCGTCCATGGAGACACCAAGCTGCGATGCGCTACCGCTGACACGGGGCAGTGCCTGGGCCAACTGCTCAAAACTGGTCACGCCGTTCTTGGCAGTCATCTGTATTTTGTCTTGGATGTTTCCCGCCTGATCCCATTCCAAGCCGTAGTTCTTGATAAGCGTCGAGGTGACGGTTACGGTCTCGCCCAGGTCGGCGATGCCACCCACGGCACTGCGGCTCGACTTGTTGAGAAACTCAATCCAGTTATCCTCGGGCACGCCATTGGAAATGACTTGGTACAAGCCATTGGCCAGCTCCTCCCTGGCAAGCGGTATATTCTTGCTCAGCTCCACCACTTGCTGGGTGAGCGCGTCAAACTCCGCACCGCTCTTGCCTGCCATCGTGTTGGCACTGCGCATGGCCGTCTCGAAGCTCTCGAAAGGCCCGGCAAGTCCGTTCACCATGTCACCAAGCTCGCGGATCGAGCGTACCGCCGCGTCAAGGACGAGGCTCTTCTCTGCCATCTCACGGAGATGGTTGCCCGTGGAGACGGCCGTAGCGCCAACCTCGTCAAGGACCTTGTCAAGACCTTCCGCTTCCACGGTCAGCTGCTGGAACACGCCACCATCGTTGCTCTTGATCTTGATTTGAAATTCTACTGCCTTTGCCATGTTATCCTTATTTTAACCCGAAACGCCGCTTGGCGGCCTCGAATCGGGCGTTGAACTCCTCCTTGCTTATCTCCTCACGCTCCTCGGGAGGCTGCTCCTCGTCCCATGGCAGCGGTAGGATTTCATGCGGCCGGAGAGTACCTTTCGCATAGGGCTGGAGGGCGAAGAGCGCTGATACGCGCGTGCGTTCCCAAGCACTGCGCTCCGCATCACGCCTGGTTTCCGCCCATCGCTCCCAAGCCTTGTAAAACTCAGACGGGGTGCATCGCTCAAAGTCCTCCCTACTCATCCCGATACACCCCATCGCAACGCCGAGCAAATCCTCGACGCTTACTTCGTTGCCTCCTGTTGCGGAGGCGTTTTTTTTTCGCTATCCATGGATGCGTAAAAAGAGTTCACCGTGTCGGGTTCCAGAAGGTCGGCAAAGGTCTCGAAGTCGTAGGTAAACGCTACCTTGTCGGCGTTGCACGCGCTCTTAACGCAGCAATACACGAACTGCATCAGCTCGGAGATGTCACCCTTCTCCAGCCGGCTCACGTCCTTGCCAGTCTCGTTCTTGAAGCGGACCATGGCACCCATGGTCACACGGCAGGGATATTCCTTGTCGCCCAGTTTGATTTTCACTACATTCATAAGCCTATACTGTGCCAGCCGCTTCGGTGATGCCCGTGCCCACCTTCTCCACCTTGCCGCAATTCTGCAGCGTAATCGAATACTTCGCGTCATCGCCAGCCTGGGCGTCGAGGTCCAGGGAGGTGATCAGATACTTGCCCTGGTAGCCGCCAGCGGCCTTGCCAGTGCGCTTGTCACCATCGCGCAGGTTGTAAGCCGCATCAACGGGCTCGCCCTTCAGCATGGCGTCCTTCACCTGGTCATACGACGGAACCTCGTCGGTGCCATCCGTCAGCACCACGCCGTCGGCGGAAATCTGCTCTGAGAAACTCTTCACATACGATTCCTTCCACTTGCCACCGGATGCCTCTTTCGTCACACGCTCGCCAGTTTCGGCCGAGGTGGAAACTTTGCAGCCCGTCGAGAAGCCGAGGGCGTTCCCACCCATGGACAGAATCAAGTCCGTGCCGTCCAATACACTTTTTGCCATATCTTTCTTGTTATGATTGTTAATACTATGCCAGCCAAGAAGCCAGCTATAAAAACACTCCAAACGGGCCAAGTCTTCCAGGACCTCAACCGCTCCTCCTTCAGTATCTCGCTGCTACTGCGCAGGTGCGAGTTGGCCACGCTCAGCCGCTCGTTCTCGGCCTCGTAATAGGCACACAGGCGCGACAGACTGTCACAACCGCTCTCTATCAGCAGCGTCGGCATGCCGCCCTTTTGTCCTTTCCGCACGATGGCCTTCACGTGGGCACGTCCGGAGCTCGCCACATACGACGCACCCTCAGGCAGATGCCACAGGGTCGTGTCAAGTGCTATCGCCAGCCGGGCCGTGTCCGCGGCCACCGGCTCCGTCCAAAACGTCTGCCGCACCGTCCTCACGTCCCTTGACACGCTGTCCCTTGCCTCCGCGCTTGCCGCTTGCCTTTCGGCGCTCGTCACTTTCCGCGTCGAGCTGCAGCTCGCTGCTGACAGGGCAATTGCCACTGTGAGGGCAGCGCTGAATAGCCTGAATAGCCCTCGTGAGGCGGTTGAGCGCATAGCGTATCTGTTTGTTCTCGGCGCCCAGCCCCTCCATTGCTTTCGTACTTTCATCTACTTTCTTCTGCGTCGCGAGCAGCTCTCGGCTGATATCCTCGTACATCAATTTATATGTGTCATGCACGCTCTTCGCCGACTGAGCCGACTTCACCTTGCGGTTCGCGACCCAAGCGATGGCGGCACCTATGCCGCCCGAGGGTATAGCCCATTGCAGGATCTGCATGATAGTCTCCGCCATCCCTTGTCTGATTTTTTGGTTATTTTGTCGTACTTCTTACTGTCTGATACCGATGCTCCGCAGCCATGCCTGCACGTCAAAGCTGGGACACGCCTTGCTCACGCCGGGCAGCTCACCATGGCCAACGATACGGACCTGCGGGAAACGCTTGTGAAAGCGCCGCACATAGTCCGCCATCGACCGAAGCTGGGCGGCCGTGCGGGTGTCCTTCGCCGTCTTGCCGTCCTTGGCCAGGCCACCGGCATACACCACGTGGCGGCTCACGCTGTTGTACCCACGCGCACCGTTCGTCACCTCCCAGGGGTCCACCTCGGCATCCTCGTTGTTGCCAGCAAGCCGCTCCACGGTGCCGTCCAGACGGATCAGGTCCGTATAGCCCACTTGCTTCCAGCCACGGCCGCCATTGGCGACGGGAGCCGTGTGCCAGAGGCGGATGTCCGCCCCCGTCACCTCCCGCCCCTCGGGAGTCGCCGTACAGTGAAGCACCAGATACTTCATCCTCGCCATGGTTACACAGCCTTGTAGCCACTCATCACCACGACACCGGCATCCTCCTTCTTTGGCATACAGATGAAGCGGTGGCGGAAGTTGATTTTGTTGCGCTGATACTCCGGGTCGTTCTCTGCAGGCGCCCAGTACATCTTCGTCGAGCCGGTGGCCATGAACACGCGGGCCGTATAGAAAGCGAACGAAGCCTGGAACTCTCCTGCCACTGCCGCCGTGCCAAGGTCCTTCTTCGTGCCAGTCTGGGTATAGATGGGGTTGTTGGCAAACTCGTAGATGTCGAACCCGTACAAGCGTCCGACAGTTCCGTCGTTACGGTTGATGTTGTACTGCTCGCGGAATGTCTGCTCAATCTCCAGAAGGTCGTTGATGTGGTCCGAGCACAACACGAGCCGGCGCCCCTGGGATGGCACTTTCAGAGCGTCCATCTGGCGCTTCGCGCTGAGCAGGTCGGTCTTGGTCATCTTCAAGCGTCCTGTTACAGGGTCCTTCTCACCAGTGGTTTTCAGCACAGGCGTCTTCTCCGTATTCTGCTTCGCACAAAGCGCATGGGCAGCCTTCGCAAACTTGGCATCGTTGATGGCGTTGCCATGGGATTCCTTCACTCTTGACATTTTGTCGTAACTGATGGCATAGAGCTCATCATCGGTGATGGGAGTCACCTTGGTCTGGAACTTGTCAAGCTGGATGGCGATGTCCTTGTCGCTAAGTGCCTGCAAGGGGATTGGGTAGGTCGTGTTGTTGACAAGCACCTCGGGATCGACGCCTACCTCCACCAGATGGATGACATCGTTGTCAACGACGCTTGAGGCGTCAGGAATACCCTCAAGCCAAGTGGCTTCCAAGCCACGGCGGAGGTATTTGACCAACTCGCCCGTCCAGATCTCCTTCAGCACGCCCTCGCGTGCCACGT